TCTAACTGAAGGGATTTCAAAACAGTTCGGTAACATTACAACTATATTAAACAATTTCATGGAATATGACGTTGTTATTAAATTAGGTAATCCAAGTAACTACGATAGAAGATTGTTTGATAGTTTTTTACCTAATTACGAAACAGGGTATCTGTTTTCAGATACAACACAGAACGCAAGTGCCCCGACAGAAACAGGATTTAGATTAGTTGATCCAATAAAATTCGATGTTTACATTCCGGGTAGTTTACCAACTAAAGGAGGTACAACAACACTTGCCGCTTCAGTATCCTCATATAGAGATGCATGGAAAGAGTTACAGATTCAAGTAGGGTTTTCAACAATTCCTAACTTAAGGTACTCTGACCAAGGATCGTACATAACAGACTTTTTTGTCACAAGTGATATAAATTTCACTAAAGAAAATGTTAAACTATGTGCACCACTTATTAAGATATTCGCAACTCAAAAATTATCTAATGGAGGAACTCTAAGTTATTCGCAGTTTCAAAATGGTCTTAAAGGTTATTCGGATAAGTTAATAAATTTCCAAGACAACATTTTTAATAACTTAATGACTTATCTACAAAAAGAATTACCGAATATTTCAAGCAATCCTGAAGGTGCAATAAAGTCATCAATTGAGGGAGAGATACCCAAGGTTCAATTTTGGGAAATGTTTAAGGCTTTAAATGATAAGTGGATTGCGGGGAACACATATAGCGAAGATACGTTACTTCAAGACTTTTTATTTGTTGACCGAGCGTCAAGAAATGTTGGAGACAAAATTTTAGTTGATCCTTTTGTGTTGAAAAACAAGTTGAAGAATTTAAATATGGATGCTAGCGTCTTTACTTTAATTTCAGGTATTCTTGTTGAAAATCATTTTAGTGTGATGCCTTTACCGTCTTATGTTAACTTCTATAATGTTCAAACCCCTGACGGAACTAGTACACCAAAGACGGAGGCTACTGCGGATTTTGCCAATAGTTTATGGGGAACATTCTTAAGTGTAGACTATAGAAATTCAGGACCAAAAATGGTTTGTTTTTATTCTGAAAAACCTTCAGTTTACGCAGATGCTGCGGGTAATAGAGATTATAGATTTAAAAATGACGGATTTTCGTGTAAGAGTTTAACAGATAATCCACTATTAGAAGATCAAACTAATAAAACGGATTGGTCTCAGTCTAATAGATGTGTTGGGTTTAATGTTGATATGGGTATACGAAACCAAGGAGTGTTTTATAATTTTAGTATATCACAAGATCTTGGTAAGGCAACTAGTGAAAGTTTAATTGCGACAAATCAATTAGGTAACCAAGCAACGGGAAAACAAGTAGCTTCACAGAATGTGTCTTTATTAAACATTTATAATGAAAGAAGTTATCAAGCAAATGTTGTTGCTCTTGGAAACGCCTTAATACAACCGATGATGTATTTTTGTCTGAACCATATTCCTATGTTTAACGGGTCTTATTTGATTACAGAAGTTAATCATACGATATCTCCAGGTGTGTTCCAAACATCATTTGTTGGGACTAGACAAAGAATTTTTGCGGCACCAAAAATAAATAATTATTTAATAAGTCTTAATCAAAATTTATTACAAAAATTAGAAGATAATTTAAAAATTGCTCAGACAGCACCAACAACTGCAGCAACAAATGAAACAAGTAAAAAATCAAACGCAGCAACAAATTCGTGTGTTACTACTGTTAAAAAATATGAAAAATACGTTGCGGTAAATTCACAAGAAACTAAGACAACAACTTTAGATTTGTTTAGTAATATCTATAAAAACAGAATAGAAAGTAGATCCGATACACAACAAAAAATATTAACGTTTGCCGCTTTTGCTTTTGTGTATGTAATGTCTTATGAAAATAGTATGATTCAAGGGTATGATAACAACTATGGTAATGTTGACTTGGATCAAAATTGGGCGACAGCTGGAGACAATAATTTCTTAAAGACTTATTGTTGTGTTAACATTGGTACTGATAGAGGATCAAAACCAAAACCATTTGCTAATTTTGCGTCGATAGATAACTTTAGTAAACTTATGTTGTCTAGATTAAATGAAAACTTTGATCAGATTAAAGAGTTTGAGCCTGGTACAATACTACCAACACCAAATGCGTTGTATAATTATTTTAAAGCGGCTTGGCCAAAAAATAGAACATTACCAAAAGAACTACAAGATTTTGAAAAAAATCAAGGTAAAGAAGTTAGAGCAAAATTCAATGAAGCTGTTTTAGAAATTAGACGATTAGCACCTCAGCTGAATATCGACCTTGCGGTTAGTACACCATCACCTTCATCATCTCAAAATGTACCTAATGTTACACCAACACCTACACCATCACCTGCGGCAGTAAATCAAGTTCAAACGCCAAATGCTGATGATAGAACAATATTAAGTAATGCTGGAAAGACAGGATCGATAGCTTATACATTAAACGCCTCAACATTATCAAACGGAACAGTAAGAATAGAAGGTAATATTGGTTCGTCTGAACTATCTAAATCATATACACTAAAAGTATTTTTAGTACAAACCCAAGGACTCGGATCAGAAATTCTCATGGGTCAAACATCTTTAATACCCAAATCTAATGGACAAGTTAATGGGTACACCTTCACAACGTCAAATAATTTTAGACGAGAATGTGATCTTGCGGCTGACAATAGAGACCACTCAATAATATTTAAAGTTCAAGTTGTTGAATATCCTGAATATGGATATACTAACTTGTTTAAGGTTATGAATTATGATTGTCCAACAAGGAATCTTTTACCTGGTGACGTAGTTACAAATGCGGTTTATGATCAAATAAATGCTAATCCATGTGCTATTTGTTATCCTAATGGAGGCCCTAATATTATAATTAATGGAAAGGATTGTCTACCGAATACAAGACCACCAAGACAAAACATTTTCAATACTACAACCGATAAAGACGCGAATGGTAAAATAACAAAAGTAACATTTACGGTAAAACCTGATGCAGGAATTTGGAAAATATTTACAGGTAATTACAATTTACAATGCGTGGGAACAACAGCATCGTCTACCTCAGGTGATATATCTCAAAACCAACAAAGTATTTCATTTGATATTGTGGATATTATTGATGGATGTGATGCTGGTAATTATACAGTCAAAGTAGAAGGAGTAGCTCAAGCGTATCTTCAGAACGGTAGTGCCGATAGTACTAGAGATCAACAACGTACAACATATGTTGTTCAAGGGATAATTTAGCAATAGCAATATATTTATAAATAAAAATAACATGGATATTAAAACAGCCTTAAACAATTATCTTGGTAAATCAACTAGGTATTCTGAGATGGATAATGGTGACGGATCAAAACAGGTTTGTGACTTAGATACAGGTGATTGTTACACAGTACGTATGAAAGATGGTCTTATTGAAAGAGTAGAAAATACTATGACAATAAATAAAAAAGTTAAAGTTGAGACTCGTCAAGGGTTCAAACAATTATTAAATGGGTAACAAAATGAATTTAGATAAAAAAATTATTGCAGAGATTGCGAAGTTCAATAAAGTGAACAAATACATTATGGAACAAGATGCTGCGGCGGCGCCAGCAGTACCTGAAGATCCTGCGGCTTTACCTGATGCACCAGCACCTGCTGAAGACCTTGCGGCTACACCACCAGTGGATGCACCTGCAGAAAAAATAGATGTTGCAACGGATCCTGATGTTGAGAAAATCAACGATAAAGGAGATAGCGAAGAAAAAGACGGAACGGAAGAGCTTGATATTACAGACTTAGTTAAGTCACAAAGTAATATTGAAAGTAAACAAGATGATTATTTTGAGAATCTTTTTGGACAACTTTCAAATTTAGAATCTAAATTGTCTGAAATGGATAGTATTATGTCTCGATTAAATTCAATAGAATCTAAAATAGAAAAATACAGAACTAAGACACCACAAGAAAAATTAGAATTAAGAAGTTATGATTCGTACCCATTCAATCAAAAACTTTCTGATTTTTTTGAGGACAAAGAAAAAGAAATGGAATTAACCGGTAAAAAAGAATATGTTTTAACACCAGATGAAGTAACTGATATTAATGCTAGTGAAATTAAAGGAACTTTCCAACCTTCAAAAACAGATGATAATCAAAATTACAGTAGTAGATAGAAAAAAAAATTAAAAGAATTAGGGGGGATTACAATAGTAATCCCCTTTTTTATTTAGATATTTATTTGACAGATGAGAGAGATTCAACTATATTTACAATAATCAATTAATAAATTTAAAACAAAAAAACATGAGTTCATTAGACGCCGTATTGGCACAGTACGAAAAATCGAAGCAAGCTTCAGGGGGTTCCCAATCTAAGATGTCTCAGGATGAAAGAATGAAGAAATACTTCGCTCTTATCCTTGAAGACAAAGAAAAAACAGGATCAAGAAAAATTAGAATTTTACCAACACCAGATGGTTCATCGCCTTTTAAAGAGGCTTGGTACCATGAAATACAAGTTGGTGGTAAATGGCAAAAGTTTTACGATCCAGGAAAAAATGACAATGAGCGTTCACCTTTAAATGAGGTTTACGAAGAGTTAATTTCTACAGGTAAAGAATCTGACAAAGAATTAGCTAAACAATACAGATCACGTAAGTTTTACATCGTGAAATTAATCGACAGAGACCGCGAAGAAGACGGACCAAAATTTTGGAGATTTAAACACAACTACAAAAATGAGGGTATCTTAGATAAGATCATACCTATTTGGAGAAACAAAGGTGATATTACAGATCCTGAAAAAGGACGTGATTTAATCATTGAATTATCAAAATCTAAAACAGGAAATGGTAAGGATTATACCACAGTACAAACTATTATGTATGATGATCCAACACCTGTTCATGAAGAAGCGGAACAAGCTAAGGCTTGGGTTAACGACGAGTTAACTTGGTTAGATGTTTACTCTAAAAAACCTGTTGAATATCTTGAGGCAATCGCTAGAGGAGAAGTTCCACGTTGGGATACTGATAAGGGTGGTTACGTTTACGGTAACGACGAAGAAGGTACTACATCAATTGGAGGATCAAAGAAAACAGTTATTGATATACAAGCAGACGAAGAACCAGACGGAGATCTACCGTTCTAATTTATAACAAAAATCATGTATGGTATCTTGTATGGTACCATACATGTTAATTTTTAACAAATGACATTTAAAGAAGAAATCGAATTACAATTAAGAGACAATAAAGTATTATCTTATGAGTTGTTAAGTGAATTAGAAAACAAAAATTACTTTTCAGGTAGAGGTAAACAAATTGGTGATACAATTTTATTCGGAATGTTGAAAGATGAAACTGAGGATGGAGAAATATATTTTACTTTAGTAACATTCCACAAAGAAGAGATTGGTGTAGTATATGAAGAAGATGATTCATTCTACATTACATCAAAAGAAAGTAGATTACCAAACATTAAAAAAATAGAAAATGGCGGGAATTAAGAAAAAAGAATCAGGAGGATTTAAAGATAAGTTCTCAACCAAAACAAAGTATAAAGAAACTAGCTACTACTTTTGTGGTGATGCTTTCTTAAGCGCTAGTGGATTACCAGGCCCTGTTATGGGAGGTATCAATATGTTCTTGGGACATAGTAATAGTTCTAAAACAACTGCGATGATATTGGCTGCGGCTGATGCTCAAAAGAAAGGACACTTACCTGTCTTTATCATTACTGAAAAGAAATGGAGTTGGGAACATGCTGTTGAATTAGGTTTGGATGCCAAGAAGAACTCTGACGGTGAGTGGGATGGTGACTTTATCTTTAATGATAGTTTTGATTATATTGAACAAGTAACTGAGTTTATTAATGAAGTGTTAGATGCTCAAGAGAAAGGTGAAATACAACAATCTATTTTATTCCTTTGGGATTCAGTAGGTTCAATTCCTTGTAAGATGACTTTCGATGGTAAGGGTGGTAAACAACATAATGCGGCAACACTTGCTGACAAGATTGGTATGGGAGTTCACTCAAGAATTTCTAAATCAAAGAAAGAAGATTATGCTTACTACAATACCTTGGTGGTTGTAAATCAACCTTGGGTTGCACTTCCTGATAATCCATTCGGACAACCAACAATCAAGGCAAAAGGTGGTGAGGCTCTATGGTTAGCATCATCATTAGTATTCCTTTTCGGTAACCAAGCAAGT